GGGCCAAGCGCGGCGCCAACTGCCGTACCAACACCAGGTATTAACATAGCTACCGGTGCTACTTTCTTAACAACTTTTTTGAAAAACTTACCTACTTTTTTAAAGAATCCAAACTCTTCGAGCCCAGTGGATGGATTCAAGCTTGCTATGCCCATGCCAACGACATAACGCTCAGGATCTAAATCGAGCTCGTTAAACCTAGACTCAACAGCCATCTCAAACTGCGGATCATCAAACATTTCCGGCGGTAAAACAACCTCACCAGGTTGCAAATGAGCAAGCGTGGTGTCATCTCCTCGTCCTGCTGACATAACTTCTTGCGCTATTGTTGCAAGAGGCGCCTCTGCGCTTAACGCAGTCGCTTCTGCCAGTTGTTGTGCTTTTTCTGCCTCAAAAGGATCTTCCGCGGTGTCTCTTGCCATCATCAACTCATTAATCGCTGACTCTAACATAGAGTTATCTGCTTGAGGCGGCATCATCTCAGGCATGGGTTGCTCTACCTCTCCGCCCATCTGCATTTGCATAGGCATCGACTCATTGCCCATTAAATTTTGTATCCGCCTCTGTAAATTCTCATTCATGATATTGTCACCGTTACACTGCCTAAGCTTGCCGTAATACCCTGTCCAGTTGGGTAGGTTTGATGACTGTACAAATCTCTCAACTGCGTGCCATCAAACGCTTGATGTATACTATTCGTAGTATTAAATATAATCGCTCCAGTTGCAAATTGTAACTCACTTATTTCAGTTGCGTTAAAGTGAGGCGATCTGTCTAATTCTACCTTATTTAAGTTAATTTCCAACACTCTGATCAAACGATTGAAGGTTTCCACAGAAACTTTATCGCCCTGTGCAATTGGTAAAAGCGTCTCAAGTATCTTACTCATGCTCTCCTACCGCTTGGCTGTAGATCAACTCGCGTTGTGCCTAACCTCCATTTATAACCTAATTGATTAATCTCTGTATTATCATCATCACTTTCAAATCTAAACACTACTTGTCTTGCTCTAGTCCTCAGACTGCTAAACGTGGCGCTTTCTGTAATCTGCACTGTAGAATCGGTTGTCAATGTATTGTTTGGAAAGTTTCGACGCTTAACGACCACATTCATAGCGGGCGTGTTATCTGAACCAATCTCTTTGACAAATTTCATGTCAGGGATAACCTTCTTCAAGAAAGAAAACGCCTCTCCTGATGCGATGTCAATATCGCCACTCTCAACAAAGACATTGGTCATAGGCGAGCCGTTATCGTCATATCCAGTCTCGTGTTGAAAGATACAGTTGTTGCTTGAAGAGGTCGCTGATGCTAGGGGTTGATCTTCAATTCCGGCATCTAACCAAGCATACCTAATTAGTGATCCTATGCTCCAAGTATTTTCTTCATAGTTGTAAATGACATATCTTGATATCTCGCCTGTTGCATCCTCTTTACTTACATAAAAAAACCACATTTCTGAATATTCGGTGTTCATGCCCATGTGACATTTAAAAGCTTGACTTAAATCAAGATCATTGAAAACGTATTCTTGTACAGCGCAAGGAAGCTTTTGCACTGATCCAGTGTAGATATAAAAACTATTTTTACTAGCAAAGAACACGCCATTTGGAGCATTGACTGCCGTTTTTGGCCCTAACAAACCGGCACCCTCGTTGATTAAGTTGATAGAGAAGGTCAATGGAGGCCCAATAAACTGCATAGAGTACAGACTTGTATCTGTCCAAATTAGTAATTCTTGTCTAGATTTAATGCCGCCGATGATAGTTGACCCGCTAGATAATCTTACTGAACCTGCGCTGTTTGTTGTTTTGGGCTCAAACTCTAATTCGTTTTCACTATCAGAGAATGCAACTAACATAGGATCAATCGCGCCTGATCGAGATCCGCTAGAGATTGGGTCTGCACCTAATACGATCAAATGTCTATCTGTTTCAGAGGTTACTACCTGCAAGGCTAAAGTAGGAACTAGATTGGCACCGCTGATGCCTGACAACTCCAAAGCTCTAGTGGTTTTTCCGTCATTCTCTACCCATCGATATATGCCGCCACCTCTTGGATTGATGATCAAGTTCTCACCATAGTTGTCATGTGTCCAAGTGCGTAGTTGATTTGTAGCGCTCAAGGCTACCGCAGAGCCCCAAGTGCCAAACCCCCATGTTGCGGTACCCCAACCACTCTGGGATACGTAAGTGTCTAAACCGACATTGATTTGATATGCTCCAACGACGCTTGAACCACCGTTGGCGCTATCACTACTATTTGCAGTAACCTCAGTGCCTGACGTGTCTTTAGCTGTAATCGTATAAGCATTTGCACTAGTCACTAACACAATTTGATATTCTTGATTTAAAACGTCTGCGGTAATTAAACCACCTAATGAAGCCGCCCCTGAAAAAGTTACAAAATCGTTATTGACTGCGCCATGTGAGGCGTCAGTAACCGTAATCGTAGAACTGCCATTTGTCGCAGAAAAGGTTACATCACCTGCGCTTGTTGTTGTACGCAGTGGTGTAATATCGTAATAGGAGTCACCCTCTTCAATGTAATACTTGAAAGTGCTACCGATACCTAAGTAACGTGTGCCACCCAAAGATATCCAGGAATGTAAAGCGCGGGCTATGCCAAGAAAAAAACTAGTGCCTAATTTTAACCAACCACCCACTTTTTCAACACGATTTTTACGAAATCGTACCAAGTTTGCGTTTACCCAACCCTGACCTACATCAATGCCGGGCTTAAATTCAAGTGGCTGTAACGGCATATCGTCACGCCAATCTTATAATTGCACCAGTAGCTGTTGCCGCAGGGAAGACAACTGTAAAATCTCCTGCTGTTGATGTTTTATCACCACCAAAATCAATGACTGCACAGGCCTTGTCACTGTTAGTGTCGTTATAAATCATACATCCTCTGGCGGTCACAGTAGCATTGGAAAAGGTTAAATCTGCAAAATCACAAAGTGCTGTGGTGCCACTCGTTGTAGGGGTCACTGACGTGAGTGCTGATCCGCCAGAGGTGTAATTTGTGCCTGAAGCTTGTCCTGTTGTTGTAAACGCTGTAGTAGATGCGCCCAGAGTAGCGCTTGATGTATACAACGCTAATTTAAAACTATTGCCTGAGCTCGCTGTAAAATTATGTGTGCCAACGAGTAACTCTTGCTTAAAACTTGTCGGAATCGCACTTGTTATAGCCATTATGGTAACTCCTTAATTATCTTCGCCATGTCCTCATGCCCTTGCTTGTTCAATAAACCAGTTAAAGTAACTCTATCACTAGCAATTGCGTTTTTAATACCTAGTAATATTACTGTATAAATGTGATTTCTGAAAGCCTCTGCTTGCATTCTAACATGAGGTTCAGCTTGTGCACTAACATCGCATATCTTTTTTGTTATTTCTGCAGCCCAAAATTCAGGATCATGACCTTTGTTGGTTGTCGTAGAAACCATTACATTGCCAAGTTCAAAACCTATCTTCTCACTCATCCCTTGTAAGGCTCCGGTGGTTTTTCTACTTCTACTTGCTCGATACCGAATAATTCGATAGTTTCTTGTATATTTGATCGGTCACATACAATCCATTCGCCATCAGGACAGGGCATGGCTATCTTTTGATCTTCGAGTCGGTGATAACCATACAAGCGCTCATTTAAGGGCACGTTTTGATCTAATAAGCCGGAGCGAGGACAAACTCCGACTTGTATGCCGGCCTCGATACATTTGCACAACCAAAACTCTACACAAGCACGACCCGCCTCTGCAAAGTGCAAATTGCCAGAATAACTAAAATCTATGCCGAATAAATTAATTTCTTTGACTTTGGTGTAGAGAGCAAAAGCAACCGCATACGCTACGGTATTGTTAAAATAACCGCTTTTAGTTACTTGTACAACTTTTTCTATAGGATATTCAACTATTCTGGGTACTCTCGCATCGAGTTCGCAGGAATAAATTGGCTGAGTAAACTTAGGTAGTAGTTTTCTCATGACCTCTGTCTGATGTCCGGCCTCCTCTGTATCAAAGTAACGAGATGCAGGATCCATCATAAAAGCGCGATCACATTTGTAAGTAGCAATGGCGCTATTTATACACCAAGTTTCATCCCACGTTCTTGAGTTTTGCACGGCAATGCAATAATCTACTTGTGAAGCGCCGAGGCCAACGATAGC